CTGTACAAGGCTGGCATCATTGATCGGGCGGAAGCCAAGCGCATAGCCGGTCTTGAAGCCATACCAGAAGACGAAGGGCAACTACACCCAACGGCAATCCCGGTACAAAGCGGTGGTGGCTTTGAAGGTGCAGCAGTACGGTCTTACGATGTCAAGTTCCGACCAACCGAAGCAATGCGAACAGCAGCGCAACGCGCACTTGATTGGAAGGCTGAAGGGTTCGACGGTGGGACGCGCGTAGGCCTTGCAAGGGCTAACCAGATTGTCAATGGTGAAAAACTCAGCGAAGACACTATCCTCCGAATGTACTCTTTCTTCTCCCGTCACGAAGTAGACAAGAAGGCCGAAGGCTTCAACGCTGGTGAGGAAGGCTTCCCTAGTCCGGGGCGTGTAGCCTGGGACTTGTGGGGCGGTGATGCCGGCTATCGCTGGTCAACATCCAAGCGGGACGCAATGCAACCAGACGGCAAGAGCCTTGATGGTGACCATGTATGCACTCCGGGGGTAGTGTACAAGTCTCACCCTTTTTACGGGTACGAGATGGACACCATCTCAAACGAGTAAACGATGGAACCGCTCGGATCTATGCCGCTTCCCAGAAGTTCCGCAACGACCTACTGGAGCGTGAAGGCGTAGCCATCAGCCGTATGCAACGTGCATACAAAGCCGCCACCAAAGCCAGCATCGATGAGCTTGAAGCGCTGGAGGGCAGGATAGCCGAGCGTGAAGCCAACGGGGAACAGCCAAGTGAAACCATCCTCTGGATGCGTCAGCGGATCATAGACAATATCGAAGAGTTAGGACGCAACCTAAAAAAGTTTAGCATCGAGGGGGCACAGATAACCGCCGATGGACAACTCGAAAGCGCCATCCTTGCGAATGAGGCGAGCGGAGGCTTGGTTGAAACGGCGGCTGGTCGTAAACCGGCAGGAGTTACACTCGGCAGCTCATGGACAACCCTGCCAGACGAAAGCCTCCAAGCCTTTGTCGGTTTTTCGGGTGATGGAAGCCCTCTGGGTGAGTTATTTGCAACAATCCCGCAGGTAACCACAGACGCTATGCAGATGGCGCTTGTGCAGGGCATCAGCCTTGGTGAAGGTCCACGAACGGTAGCACGGCGTGTACGCAAGGCAGCTGATATTGGTAGAAGCCGAGCAGAGACAATAGCACGTACTGAGATGATACGTAGCGCCCGTGAAGCGCAACGGCAACTCTATACCGAGAACTTTGCGGTACAAGGCTACCGACGGCAAGCCACCCAAGATAGTCGGGTTTGTCTTGCCTGTCTGGCATTGTCTGGCACACTGCACAAGACAGATGAAATCATGCCTAGTCATCCAAATTGTAGGTGCGTTCAGCTGCCGGAAACGCTATCGTGGGCAGAGATTACCGGCGATTCTTCCATCCCTGACACGCGCCCAGCGGTAGCCACGCCTGATCGAATCCTTGCTGGTTTGTCTGATGCTGACAAGATGGCCATCATGGGGCCTGCTAGATATCAGATGTATCTAGATGGCAAACCGCTTGCTGATTTCGTGCAGGTAGACCAGAACCAAGACTGGGGGCCTACAACCCGTGTACTGCCCTTACGTAGCCTTGTATAGGGACTGTGGGATACTGAAGCCATGGACGTGTTGACATCTACTGTAGACGGTATCAAAAGCGACAGGCTTGGCTATGTCAAAGGCTACCTCGTACGCTTTGGTGATACCAAGACTGCCGACCTTGAAGGTGATTACTTTACTAAGTCAACCGACTACGGTTTCCCGATTACCGAAGGCAAGCGCGTACCGCTAAACGTCTACTATCACCACGGTATGGATGCACAGGTAGGCAAGAAGTCTATCGGCACTGGCTTCATCAAGATGGACGATACAGGGCTTTGGTATGAAGCACAGTTAGACATGGCTGATGAGTACGGGAGCATGATCGCGAAGCTTTGCAAGCAAGGCAAGATGGGCTTTTCATCTGGTGCTGCTGGTCATCTGGTAGAGCGTAAGAGCATGGGTGGTGCTTCCGAGATTACTCGCTGGCCTATCGCTGAGGCAAGCATCACGCCTACACCTGCCGAGTATCGGAACAGTGTCAAGAGCCTAAAGGAGTACTACGGCATGGAGCCCATGATGGATGGTGAAGAAGAAGAAATGGTAATGGCTCCAATGCCTGAACAATCAGCCGCTGATTATGCAACGGAGATTTTCAAGGAAGCCGAAGGCGAACTAATCCACGAAGGGCTAGAAGCCTACTGGGATGCGCTTTCTGGTGCAATGGAAGTGATTGAGAGTGCCGACATGGCTAATGCCTTGGTCGATGCTTTCGCCGAACGTGCAAAGGCGCTCTATGCCATGCACGGTAAGAAATGTATTCACCCTGTATCGTTGCGGGGTGTCGAACGTCGGCTGCGGGATGCAGTCGGTCTTAGCCGGTCAAGCGCAAAGCGCCTTGCCCCTGTTGTCTGGGATTCACTGCGGGACGCAGACCAGCCAGAAGTGCAACCGGATCTCGTAGTCGAGGCGAAAGCCACTGACATAGACGAACGCCAGGAACTGCTGGCACGTCTGGAGTTGCTAACACAACTATGAATATCGAACAACTGAACGCCAAGCGTGAAACGCTTTTGGCTACAGCCCGTGAGCTGGCTTCCGGTGAGGGTGACCTCGCGCAAGTCAAGTCCATCATGGCCGAAGCAAAGCATATCGACGAGCGCATCGAGACCATCAAGAGCCTTGGTGCTTCCGCTCCTGTCGTTGCACCTGCTGTAAACGCAAACCCTTGGAAGGGTGGCATCAACGTACAGCGCAATCCTTTCAACGGATCCGCTGACGAGCGTAATCAAAAGGCTTATGTCTTTGGTCAGTATGCTCGCCACTTGGCTGGTGTAAAGTCTGCATCAAAATGGTTGTCGGACAATGGTCACCTCAAGGCACAGACCGAAGGTACGAACAGCCAAGGTGGCTTTACGGTTCCTGAGATTGTTTCCTCGGACCTTATCTGGCTGCGTGAAATGTACGGTGTTGCACGTCGCAACTCTCGTATCTACCCGATGTCCTCGGATACCCTTTTGGTTCCATCGGCAACCGGTAGCACAACGGTCTACTACGCTTCCGAAGCAACAGCAATCACAGATTCGCAGCTGACCTTTGCACAGGTTTCCCTGTCCGCAAAGAAACTTGCTGTCCTTACGATTGCATCCAAGGAACTCGGCGAAGATACGGTTATCGACCTTGGTGCATCCCTTGCCCGTGACATGGCATACGCCATTGCCAAGGAAGAGGATAATGCCTGTTTCAACGGTGACGGAACCAGCACCTATGGAAGCATCACAGGTATCCTTCAGGCTGTTTACGGCTTGAACGCTACCAAGGCTAACATCGCTGGTGTCGTAGTTGGTGCTGCACTGTCCGGTGCATCGTTTGCTAACTTCACATTGGCTAACTTCCAAGCGATGGTTGCAAAGCTCCCAACGTATGCAGATCAGGCCAAGTGGTATATGCACAAAGACCTTTTCTTCAACGGTGTTGCAGACAAGCTCATCGCCCTTGGTGGAAACGCTATCCTCGACATTCAGAACGCTTACACCCAAGCACCTACCCTTTTCGGTTATCCGATCGAGTGGGTTCAGAACATGCCAAAGTCCCCAGCTGCAACAACCCCTGTTGCAATCCTTGGTGATCTCAGCAAGGGTGTTGCTTTCGGTGACCGCCGTGCAATGACTGTCGAAGTCAGCGACCAAGTCAAGTTTGTTGAAGACGCGCTTACTTACAAGGCAACTGAGCGTTTTGCTTTCAACGCGCATGACGTTGGAAACGTCTCTGGTACGGCTTCTGCCCGTGTTCCAGGTTCGCTTATCGTTCTCGCAACCAGCAACGCTTCCTAAGCGTAGCCGGTTCATCGACCTAAAGCCCTCGGCAGACGTGCCGGGGGCTTTTCCTTTATCCACTGCGTTGTCTTAGCCTACGGCTCTGTGTGGGATACTGAAACCATGATGACACGAGCCGAAGCGATAGCACAGGTATCCCTGTTTTTGGATGCCCAGTCCTACCCGCAGATGTCCACAACCGAGATAGGGAGCATCCTTGATTCCTTCTCACGGTTCAGTACTTGGACGGCATCTACAGCGTATTCTGTCGGTGACCGTGTAGTACCTGTTGTTCCTAATGGTCGTGTATACGAATGCAGGGTTGCAGGCACGAGCGCAACCACAGAGCCTGATTACCCTGCCTACCCGGAGTATCAGTTCAAGGGTTTTAGTATTGAGGATGGCTCATCTGATCCACGGCTAACTTGGGTTGACCAAGGCCCGGCTAACATCGAGCGTTACGACGTACGCACAGCCACCCGACAAGGTTGGCTTATCAAAGCCAGCAGATGTGCTTCCGATATCGATGCCAAAGAAGGCACAAGCGATGTGAAGCTGAGTCAACTCAAGGCACACTGCCTAAGCATGGCAGAGCGATACCGCCCGGTGGTGTTCGCATGAGCCCTATTCTCCGTGCAACGCTTCAGGCTGGCATGGTGCGCAACCTTTGCCAAACGCCTATAGAGGTACACCGCTTCACTCTGACCGAAGACGGCAGGGGCGGTGTTACTGAGACATGGCGCAAGGTTGCAGACTACAAGGGTAGGCTGTCCAACCAGAGCGACACAGAATCAATTGTAGGTGGTGGCATCCAGCCATCAGCCACATGGAACATTACCCTTGCAGTTAGTGCTGATGTAATGGCAAACGATCGAATCTATGTTGTTGGTGATGAATCAAAATACTACGACGTTGTTGGTACAGACTTCGGGCAGACAGACCTTATTGTGCAACACGTTGGACTAGTGGAGCGGGTGGCATGATGGCAGAATGGATGCAATTAGGAGCGGTGATAGGTATTCCTTTGATTGCTAGTATCAGCGGTTTGTATAAGATGCTGTGGGATATCAAGTCCGACATACGTATTCTGGTTCACGATGCCAAGCAGACCGAAGCGGATCTAGTCATCATCAAGAAGGCGATAGCGAGACTAAGCGAGCGCGTAGCAGCACTGGAGGCACGGCATGGGTAGCATAAGCATAAAGAGATTAGTCGTGGTTGTGATCGTGGCTTTCGTGGCTGCCTTTACTTCCGTGTTCGGCGATGGCATCCGTACTGCACAAGCGCAGGATGTCGCCGAGCTGGGCGCAGTGATGGCACTGTACGGAAGCAAGGCGATAGCGGCTGGTGTCACTGCTGCGGTGTCATCTGTGCTGGCGTTCTTGACGATGCCTTTCAAGGGTGTTGACTTCAACGCACTGAAGGTGGGTAAATGAACCTGCAAAACTTCAGGATTGAAAAGGAACCAGCACCGTCAACCGACTGGCGTGTCTTTGGTGATATCGAAGATGACAATGAAAACATCATTGGTACATTCGGAGTCGATGGAACATCTGTAAACGTCTGGTGGGTTACACAAGACGAAGAATTTCAAGCCCGAACTGTGCAACAATTTGCGGTGATAATGGCACAACAAATAGCCAGTGGGGACGCTGAATAATGCCTAATTATTATGTTCGAGTCGATGGGAATAATGGCAACAGTGGTCTAACGCCAGATACTAACGGAGCGTGGCAAACCATTGCGTATGCTCTTGCAAACATGACTCTTGGCACAGGTGACAATTACTTATACATTGCGCCGGGGACATATCGTGAGAGCCCTGTAGTAACAATTACTCCATCATCAACCAATAGACTGATTATTTCTGGTAATCCTACAGGCTCATTATTTTCTGGTATCCAGTCGAATAATGTAAGGTTAACTGGATCTACTACAGATTCAACAACAATGTCTACAGGACACAGGTTGAATCTTGGTTCTAAGACTTATGTCACTGTAGAGAATCTATACATCGAAGTAAACGGTTCTTCTAGTTCATCGTTTGGAATATATGGGACTGGTAATAACATAACGATACAGAAATGTGTTGTCTATAGTTATTACACGAACACTGGTTCATTAGGCGGATGCATTGGCTTTGCTCTTGGGTCAAGCACTAACAATGCGGTGAGAATACAGCAATGTATCCTGCGTGGTTCACCATATTGTATTTGGGCTTCATGTCCGAATGCCTCTTCAGGTGTAAGTGGATTTTTAATACAAAACTGTCAGCTCATATCAAATGGGACAACAACATCCTATGGTTTTTACTGGATATCACAAAGCGGAGCCAATACAGCATCTGCGTCAGTTATAAATTCAATTGCGTGTGGGCATTCTATTGCTGGTATATGGTTCAACAATGGCAATGCCGTAGATACAAATAAGGTGCAGAACTGCATCATTTACGGATGCGCTACAGGTATTAGCAATTATCCAACCACGACTGACACCAGCAGTTATAACTTGCTAAACAATACCGTTAATGTTAGTGGTACATCCCTTGGCACAGGTACTGTGGTTAGTGACTTTATCGGCATAGACTTCGGTCAAGCATTACTACAAGGGTTTAACAACATCGCAGCACTTGGTTCATTTTTAGGTAGTAGAAACAGGAGTTTTGGCAATAGCACAAATGCTCCCGCTACTGACATATATGGTGTTGCTTGGGGTGGAACAAGTCCTGATGTTGGTACAACAACATACAGAGTTATCGATGCCGTTACTCCATACAACCCAACTGAGCGCAACGCCAGCACTATCACCATCGCTCCCGGAAGTACATCGCAATCCATCGAACTCTATCTCGGTGCTACAGGTCTAACAGCCTCCACAAGCGGTCTCACAGCCCGCTACAACCGCACACGCACTGCCAGTGTAAGCATCCCTCTAGTCGCCCGTACAATCGCGCAGGCATGGACTTCTGGTGGATTTGCCGAGGTTGACGCAACCAATATGCCGGGCGTGTATCGCCTCGATCTTCCTGATGCTGCTTTGGCTGCTGGTGCTGACGATGTCACGATTGTTGTACGTGGTGCTGCTGGTACTAACGGTGCGGTAATGACGGTCAAGTTGTCATCTGGTGGCTTGACATCAGCGCAGACGGCATCTGCTGTGTGGGGTGCTTCTGTTGCTGGATATGTTGCAGAAACAGACTTTGGTGGCGTAGTCAATGCAACACGCAATGTAGTTGCTGGAATAGAAACTCAGGTGCAGGATGTTCCATCTCAGGTATGGGACCAAACAAGGGCAACACACACAACGGCTGGCACGTTTGGCCAGTATGTCAATGCTGAGTTGGTGACTCCGGTAACCTCAGCAGCTCTGGTTCGCATGGGTCCTTTTGAGGTTAGGGCTGACGGCTTGGGAGCATCTGATCCGCTGGACATCCAGAAGGGCGCACAGCACGGAATCGATATCCAATGTGTAGACAACAACGGCGCAGGAATCGATATCACCTCTGCGACGGTTACGGCTAAGGTCTACAACAGCGGTGCTACGCTGGTAGACACGTACTCCTGTACGGCAACCTATGCAGCTGATGGCAGAGCAACGTTTACTATTGATACGACGGTAACGAACGTTCCTGGCACTTACACGGCAACGATTACACGCACGACAGGTGCAAGCGATACGCAGATATTCGGTCCACTGCGGATCTATGTGAGGGATATCTAATGGCATTGATATTTGATTTGACTGAAGACCCTCAGCAGGTCGTGCAAGTCTCCGCATGGGTCGGAGACTGGCACTCCTATGTTGTCCGCTTGGTGGATGAGCTAGGGAGCCCTGTAGACATCACGACGGGTACGCTTGGTGCTACCTTTACCAACATCCAGACCGGGTTATCGTATACGTTTCCATCCGGATCGGTTACCCTCACGAAGCAGTACAGCGCACAGGGCATCCTTAGTGTGTTGAATCCTGCGGCTTATCCAACAGCGGCTGATATCAGGCTAACGATTTCTTTTACGGTGTCAAGCACGGTACGGCGCTTTGGTCCATTGCAGATTGAGGTGCTGGCTCCGTGATAAAGGTTTCCTACAGCCTGAAGTCTGTTGCGCTAGATTCTTACCGTAGGAATTTAGGGCAGTTGTCTGTTGCTGTGGGCAATGCCGCTGCTGACATCGAAGGCAATGCAAAACAAAGCATAGAGATGTCAAGTGGGCAATATAAAAAGTATCCGGGGCGTAAAGAACATCCGCACTGGTCAAGCCCTCCAGGCACTCCACCTAATGCTGATATGGGTGGCGCTGGTCTAGCAGGAAGCATACAGAGCAAGATGACAGGTAGGACATCAGCCGAAGTGAAGGTAGGTGCAAAGTATGGAGTACCGCTGGAG